CTAGCTTCCATTTGTTGTATTCTGTAATTATCAGATTTTTCCTGATAGTCAATCATTGCATCTCTGTAATCGTCTATTGCTACTCTGTATTTGTACGAATCGCTTTCGGTATCCATGTACGCTTCAGAGGGGTCATAGTTCATTGGTTTGGTTGGACGTTCAGGTTTCTTAGGTAAGTCCGCAGATTTCTCGTTAGAGGGAACCTGTGGGTTGTCACCTGAAAGCGACCTAGCTACACCTTTTAAAATGTCAGGATTATCTTGGATATACTCTGCTATTGGAGCAATCTTTTCATATTCATCTAACTTTTTACTCATTGCATCTATTTCACTTGCCTTTTGGTCATACCGTGATTGCCAATACTGATACCTTTGTTGGTCAGTCTCTTTTGGCTCACTAGTTACTTGCTCTTCTTTAGGTGCTACTAAATTAGCATCTAAAGGTTCAAGACTAGCTAATGGGTCTTCGACCTCTTGGGTATTTGGTTCTTCACCCCAGTATTCTGCTCCTTCAGGTGCAGTAGGTTCAGTATCAGCAATACCTTCGGTCATGGTTTCTTCTGTCATCTTCTTATCTTTCTCCCAATTTGTTTATCCAACAGCAACTGGGTTTATTGGTTCAGACTCTATTTCCATTGCCCTTCTTTCATTCCTGACCTGTTTAAGTTCATCACCTAAACGTGCTTCATATAAAGCTCCTGCTTTTTCAGTACGTTCAGCTGATTTATTTAACTTGGTCTTGAATTTTTCTACTTCTACACGCTTTCTATCTGAAACGGATTCTCTTTGTGCAGTTTGTAAATCGCCTGACAGGCGTTTATTTTCTTCTGTAAGCATTTGTATTTGGTTCTGCATTTGTTGCATCATACCAGAGCGTTGTAATACTCCTTCTGTATCTGCTACTTCCGTTTGTTCTAAGACCTCTTGTTGGTCTATAATACCTGCTTGGTATAATTGCATATAGTAATCAAATCTTGCCCATCTGTTAGATGGTAGCGTTGAGCCACTTACGACAATAAGGTCATAATTACCTATTGTGACATCATTCATTCTTCCTAAGACAGAGCCAGTAAAATCATCGTATAAAGGTTGATTTAACTGTATTTCGCTTTGTGTGCCATCAGGCTTCATTAAGCGTATAATTTTTTCATCGGTATATGTTTGTTGTATTAGCTTAACAACAACCTTACCCAGTTGATTAAGCATAGCATCAACATCATCCAACTTTGATTTAATCCTGCGTTGTGAATATTCATCAATAGCAACAGTCCCTTTGTAAGTACTAGGTGCTGAACGTGGGTCACCACTTTGTAAAGGGTGTATTCCAAGTATATGATATATAGATTGTTTTGCATCTTCTCTATTTTTATATAATTCATTGGGCAGAGGAACAGGCCCAGCTACTATAGGTTGTCCTAATTCAGGGTCATATCCAATAACACCTGTACCTGCACGTGACCACTCTTCTTCGAGTTGTCTCCGATTCATTGAGCCTCGTGGTATTAGTAGTTTTGTGTTGGTTGAGGAACTGGCGTGAGCAATAATAAGACTAGTAATCTTATTAATATATTCTTGGATAGGCTTAACAAAACGAACATCGCTCATGGGGTATGGATTGCGATTATGCCTGTTCATCAAGGGTACGAGTGGATACTCGTCTATATCCATGATTTGTTCTGCTATAAGCACTCGTCCAGCTGAGAGCACACGCTTGATTCTATCTACTAAGACCTTGTTGCAAACAACAATATCCTCTGCCACTAAAAATTCATAAGTAACTAACTCTAAATTGGTTTCAGAATTTGGTATAGCACCTTCATGTTCTTTACCTGACATTGGTACAGGACTACCTGTTGTTTCATCCATCATTAGATGAAATGTTTCTCCTAGTGTATTGTACATCCCTAAGAGTTCGTCAATTTTATATTTATCAGTTACTACTTCTGTTCCTTCGGCATTGGTTATAATGAATGCAGGTTTTTGCAGAAACATATTGTACTCATCTTCTGCGTGTATTTCTTCTCTACCTGTTGTTGTGTCTAAGCAATGCCAAAATGGTAATTGTATTTTTTCATATCTATCTACCACCTGAAATGTTTGTTCGTCTGTGTCGTGTTGGGTTGGGCCAATTTTTTGCCCTAACTCAGATATATCATTCTGCGTTGCAGGATACATATCATTAGCACTTTGTGTCATTTGAGAAAAAAGCGTATTGCCTTCCTCGTCTTGTTGCATTAGTTGTGGATAGGCATTTTTTACTTGCTCCTCAGTTAATATTTTTGAAATAATAATATTACTAGCATCTCTGCAGAATGTATCTCTTGATGCAGGGTCTATAAATAAATCCAATGGGTCAATAGCATGAACACATACTTCTCCTCTTCCAAAATCCATCATAGGATTTACATAAGCCATCATTGCTCCCATGCCTTTTACATAGTAATCATCAATAACTTTCTTTAACTCTGTATTCCCGTTAGAAGTATCCCATATATAGGACATTATATCAGAAAAGATACGACCTACTTTCGTATCACTATCATCTCTACCTGTAGATTGAAATCTAGGTTTATTTGCAGTAAGCAATGCCTTTGCTTGTTCTACTGCAGGATGAATCACATTATCCATGATTGGACTTTGTGCTCGATTTTTTAATACTTTTACTTGGTCAGGTGTCCATTGTGAGTTATTACGAAACTCATCATCTTCCATAGCCTGTTGTGCCCAGTCAGAGCGTTGACCATGATAATCACGAAGGAGGTCTTCGGATTTTAAAACTTCAGGATGAACTATATGTGGCATAAAATTGAGACGATTTTAAGAATGGCGTAGAGGGGGTTCTCAACACTAAACTGTCAACCAATCAACAATTTTACTTACTTTAGTTCCTAATTGAGGTGTTTTGTCTTCTTTGGATAAATGGCTTGGCATATACGCTCCTTTATTGGCGTAATAAAATCCATCTAATAAATCATCATGTTTTCCACGTGGAAATAGCAATAATTCATTCAGCAAGTCTTGCATATCTTTTTTAATATGCACTTGTCCTCTTGCAAAAATAGGTTGTAAGGACTCAAGTCTTCTGCTTTTTGAATTACGTGGGTTTTCTTTAATGTTTAATCCTGCTATAAATAATTTCTCATCTTCACATCGTTTTATTACATATTCACGTAACATTTCTTGATACCCTACAGATTCGATGCGAGTTTTTTGGCTTCTGTACTTTCTAAAATTATTTACAATTTCTTCTGCAAGATTTAGTGGCGTAGCACGTTTTCTAAAATAAGGCAATACATACCTATTCCCTTCTTGGTCTATAGCAAGATTAAATATAACAGAGTAGTCTGCAGTTTGTTTAGTGCTACTAGCAGGGTCAACTCCAGTAAAGATATTAACAGGTATGCTTTTCTTTTCAGGGTATGTTAAATGCAAATGTCCGTTCTTTTCACTATCAATTGATATATGTCCATCATAATATCGTATATCATCTGCTTTAAATAGCTGGTCTTCGTCTCCTACTATTTCGCACATATATTCTCTATAGAATACAGATAGCCTATTAATTGACTCTAGCTCTTTTTTCTTTTGCAATAATTTTTTTATAGACCACCAATCTTCCCATAATGCCTTTTTCCCCTCAATGTCAGGTTTGTATGTTAAGTTTGTCCATCCGTGCATTGATTTTAATGTTTCCACCATGCAACGTTCATGTTGTGGAGTACCAATAACAATAAGTCTTCCTTTCTTAGGGTCTACAGAGGGAACTGCAGACTGCAAAAGCCATCGAAGATTCTGCTCCATAGCTTGTGCAGTCTTTGTATTGTTCTCATCTTCAGGGTCATCAATGATAATAAGCGTAGGACGTTGGTTCCCTATTTTTATTCCTCGTAACTGCTGACCCGTGCCTTTGCAGATTACCATTGAACCATCTTTTAATTCTATTTCTGTTTTTGCCCAAGATTTTGCACTATGTTGCCCCCAGTAGCCAAATAATTGACGCAAGGTTTCACTATAGTCTAACGTATCTTTTATTAAGCCAAGTAGTTTTACTGCGTGGTCTTGAGTTCTTGAGCATAACACAATTAATTTTTTTCCCTCACCAAAGAATAAATGATGCATTGGTAGGATACCACCTACTATAGATGATTTAGCGTGTCCTCTTGGGGCAATAATATTTATCTGTTTGTTTTCATAGTTCATTAAATGCTTAGATAAGTCATAATGAAAGTCAGGACTACTTGCAGAAAACATATTAGGTATTGCTACCTTGCCAAACATCATCATATCATGTTTGAGTTTTTGTAATATTGCCTTATCAGACACTAGTAGTCGTTACCCAGTAAATACTCTGTAGTATCAGCATATGCAGTAAGTCCCATGTCTTCTGCAACATCACGCATTACATTAATAAAACTATTTAGTTTTTTTATATCTTTTGCTTTTGCTTCTACTATTACGTGTTTTTTTAGATTTTGATTTAGATTTTTTTGTTTTTCCATATTTATACATCTTGCTTTCTTTCCAGTTTTAGTTGACGTTTTTCTTCTACTTCTATTTCATCTAGAATTTTTTTAGTCATATCAATTTGCACAGTATCTGTATGTGATGTTTTACTTGGTAACATATCCATTATACGAATGTACTGCTCGGCTCCTCGTAACATATTGGAGGGGTCTCCGTTCTGTTTAGCAAGGGATACGGCATCAGCAATAATATCCAAAACATCACCTTGATTAAGGTCTCTATCATCTAAATACTCCTGTATTTTATTATCTACCATTTTTTTAACTGTCTCCGTTTTAAATAATCGTTTTGCAGTCGCATCAGGTAGTTTCTCATCAGGTCTATATGCTTTACCAAGCTTATACCAATCTATTTTACCACCTTGCATCATCATCTGTACATATAGGTTTACGGCGTTTTTTGTACGTGTTTTGCGACTTTCTTGCTCTTCCCATGTCATTACCCCACATTGGCTATATTCTCCCGAATCTCGGTGCGGTATGTACTTTAACTTTGCTCTTTTACTAATCCACATCCTTCCATAAGGCATTACTATCTGTTTTGAGTCTTTGTATTCATTAATATCTACAACTTCTGCTACATATCCATCATCTGACAGGCACAACTCGCCTTTTTTAGCTTTTTTCCACGGTTTGTAGTCTAAATTGCGACCATCTGCCTCTTCTTTACTGTAAATGATGTACGTAACCTCATTCCAGTCGTTTATTTTTAGTTTTCTAGTTAAGTAATCCATTATCTGTAGGAATTGGAATTTTATATTTTTTTAAAATTGCAGTATCCATCTTTCCAGCTTTGCAAATTTCCCAAAATGCCTTTAATAAATACATCCCACCCTTAAATCTAGGTCTAGGGTAGATTCGTTCTTCATTTAAGTAGAATTGTAAACCCATTAACATCCAATCATAGTAGTTCATAGGTTCATTCTTATAAAAAACTATTTTATCATTAGGATGCTTACGTCCTTTTTTAAATGAGACGAAGCTTTTCAACAAAGATTCCCTTGTAGACTACATATATGTATACTATCTATCATTATAAGTAGACTACATATATGTATACATATTAAAAAAAGCACCAAAGACCCCACATTCGCAACACATTTAATCATATTTTTCAATATTTTTATAGTCTTCCTCACGAATGAGAGCAATTCGTTCATAAATTTCTAATTCAGCCTCTGCATAGGCCATATCCATGACCATGTGAGCATATTCTTTATCATCAACTTCTACATCTTCCCATATTTGTAAGTCTTTATTCCAGCGTTGATATATCATGTAGGATTATAACGCAAGGCACTAGGGGGTTCTCAAAGGGTAATTTTCAAAATTGATATTAGAATGCGTGTGGGAGATATACATACATACGTACCCCACCGATGTAGTTGGTATGGGGGTGCAAACACGTTGAAAATTATCGGTTGTGTTTGCCCCATCCTCCAACCAATCGTTGCCCCTTCTTTGTTAGAGTATTTATAACAATCTACATTAACAAAAGAAAGGTAAACATAATGAAGATACAATTAAAGAACACTGATTTGAGAAATAACCTAACAGTATTACATCCTAAGCCATTAACTGAATATAGTGCGGATGAAATAAAAGCCCTTAAAGAGAAAACTACTTACGTGTCTATATACGTTAAAGATGCTAATCGTGTAAATGACGCAAAAAGCATCCTTAACGAGAAGTTTTCACACTTTAAAGGCTTAATCACAGAGAAAGAAACAAGCACAGGCTCATACCACATTGGCCGTAGCATTAATGAAGAACGTAACGATGCTACTCCTGATGTGTTATCAGCCTTATAAGCTAACACTTTCTCTGTCTATGGGGGATTACACACGTAGTCCCCTTAATCCCTGCACTTAAAATGTGATTTTTTAACATAGTAAACATAAAAAGAGGAAATAATAATGAATTACTATACAAACGCAATTAAACATTACATAGTAGAAATAATAGTAAGCATAGTGGCTTTAATCATGTTACAAAATCCATTTAAAGGGTTTATGACATACAAACAATATTTAAAACAAAGGAGTTAATAATGGAACTATTATTTGTAACAGATAAGTATTGGTTATTTCAAACTGCATTCGGAGTACCTGTCGGTGTAGATAGAACAATAGAAAATGGCAGGTATGAAGGCTACATTCAAGCGATAGCAAAAGCACGTGAGGAAACGACCTGTGGGTAGCCTACAAAAACGCAAGATAATATCTATTATTGTCTTGTTTGTACAACTCCTCACATACCAAGTAATCATTGGTATAGTATTATATGGACTCTTACTCTTAACACGATGACATAATTATATCAGCCTGTAATTGATTACGTTACAGGCAAACATTTCAAAGGTGAACGCTACACAACCGAATAAAGTAGGCGTAGTTAAGTACTGTGCACGGAGTGCCTCTGTTGCAACCATATCAGTATAAGTATTGTAGAAGGTGCTCGAGACCTGTACTATATTAATCACCGTATAAATTTACTATAACATATTCCCTGCGAGTATACTCATCAGTTATGTTTAACAGGAGAGTATAACGTATACAGTTAGAATTAAATGTTATAAGTAAAACAAGGTTTGCTCTGTACCTTGACACCCAAACAGAGCATTTTCTCATTAGAGACTCCGCATCTCAAAAGTCCTACAATGCGTCTAATTATATAAACTATATGGGTACGTAACAGACCGTGAAACCATACATTGTAGGCAAAACTTAATAATAAAACAGGAGGATATATGAATCCAAAAGTAGAACTAGTATTTAACATTTTAATTAACGGACTAAAACTTGTTGCAGGTTGCATGTTATTATATGCATTCAATGGATTCTCAACAAGTATGTCTTTATTAGGAGGAATAATGCCATGAGCGAATGTTGCAATAGTCACACAACAATGTATCAAGGTACACCTGTGTGTAAAACGTGTGGATTATTTACACGTACACAACGAGAAATGACCGAAGACGAATACTGGATGATGAAAGCTGACCTAGCTTTTGATAAAATATGATTACTGAAGGCGATATTATATACGACCACATAGCTCCCTATTCATACAGAATACTGACAGAGCTAAATAAAATGCACCCTGAGTTATCCGATGATGATTTGAAAGAAATATTGTGGGATAACTTGGGGTATGATAAAGACCATTATTTAATTAACAAACTATTTAAGGAGTGGCAAGATGAAAGAGCTAGAATTAATGAATCAACTCAATGAAATACATAGTGAAATCAATGACCTTGTAGGTAAACGATTAGAAATGATTGATGAAATGTATAGCACATTAGATAACCTAGAAGAAACATTACAAACATTATATAGAAAGAAAATAACCAATGGCTAAAAATGAATGGAATGTAGTACTACGTAAAAATGCAACTGAAAGACACGTAGCAAATGGCTATCAAA